GTATCCCACATGATTACCGAACTTCACGAAGACGGTAGTAATTGGGTAGGTAAAGCAAAAATTTTGAGCACTCCAAATGGTGAGATTGTAAAAAATCTTATCAATGACGGTGCAAAACTAGGTGTCTCTTCAAGAGGACTTGGTTCATTAGAACAAAAATCAGACGCACAGTATGTGAAGTCGGACTTTCAACTTGCAACTGCAGGTGATATTGTCGCAGACCCTTCAGCGCCAGATGCCTTCGTAGACGGTATCATGGAAGGTGTTGAGTGGATTATGGACAATGGAATCCTAAAAAGACAAGAAATGGAGTCTATGAGAGAAGTTTTAAAGAACGAAAAGCAGGTTAGACTTGAAGAAACAAAAATTAATTTATGGAAAACGTTCGTTAAGAACTTATAACATATAAATAAAAAAGTAAACTCAAACAGGAGAAAAATATGGCAGAGTTAGATACAAACCAAGATGAGCTATTAGAGGCAGGACAACCTGACGCTAAAGCTGAGAAAGGTGACAAAAACCCGCCTAAGCAAGGTTCAAGTGATTCCGCTAAAATAGAAAGTGGAAAAGCTGAAGTCGTCAAACCCGAAGAAAATCCTGTTGACAAAGCTGTCGATTCTGTAGATAAAGCAGAAGATGGAGTCAAAGAGATTTCCGCAGACCCACAACAAAAGGGTGAAGGGAAACCTGATAAGGCTGAAAAAATCAAAGAAGGCGAAGGCGCTGACGAAGAAGCAGAAGTTTCTGAAGCAGAAGAAAAAGTTCCTTCCAAGATGGAAACAATCAAAGCTATGGTCAACACAATGAAGGAAATGAATAAAGAAGACCTTCAAGGTATTTTCTCTTCTATTTCAGAAGATGAGGTTGACGAGTCTTTGACTAAGGCAGAAATCGCAAGAAACATTGTCGAACTAGTTAAAAAACTAGATGACGAAAAGGTTCAAGAGATGTACGGCAAGATGAAAGGTGTCGAGGACGAAGAGGAAGAAGACGAAGACAAGAAGATGAAAAAAGAATCTGTTGACGAAGAAACTTCCGAAGAACTCGAATCTAAACTTGTAGAGATTGAAATTGAAGACGACCTAAATGCAATCTCAGAAGCATTAGACTTGTCAGAAGAGAACCGAGAAAAAGCTAAAACAATCTTTAAAGCTGCAGTATCAAGTAAAGTTGCAGAAGTTGAAAAAGGATTGAAAGAAGCTTACGAAACAGAATTACAAACCTCAGTAGATAAGGTCAAAGCCGACTTAAGTGAAGCAGTTGACAAATACTTGTCTTACGTTGCTGACGAGTGGACGAAAGAAAACGAATTAGCTATCGAGAGAGGTTTGAAAGCTGAAATGACTGAAAACTTTATTTCAGGATTGAAAACATTGTTCGTAGAACATTATGTTGACGTTCCCGAAGATAAGTATGACGTGATTGATGAGCTTTCTAATCGTCTCGATGAGATGGAAGTTAAACTTGACTCCGAAGTTCAAACAAATATGGACATCGCAGAAGAGTTGAACACTCTCAAGAGAGAAAATGTGGTAAGGGATGCGTCTTCGGACTTAACTGAATCACAGAAAGAGAAATTAGAATCACTTGCAAACGGTGTAGACTTCAATGACGAAGCTGACTTCCAAGAGAAGATTGGTGAAATCAAAGAAGCATACTTCGGTATTGAAGGTGAATCTATTTCTGAGGATACCGTAGTTGAAGAAGGAACTGGAACGCTTGAAGATGAAAACTCTTCACCTGTTATAGACCCTTCCCTTCAAAGGTATTCTGACGCAATTAGTAAACTAAAACCATTAGGTTAATTTAAAGGAGATTAAAAACAATGTTTTTATCTGAAAACTTACAGGAAAAGTGGCAACCTATCCTAGAGCATTCTGATTTGCCAAAAATCGAAGACTCTTACAAGAAGGCTGTTACCGCAGTAATCCTAGAAAACCAAGAAAAAGCTCTTAACGAAGATAGAGTTTCTCTTGACGAAGCTGCACCTTTAAATGCTACTGGCAGTTCTGCTGTATCTAACTGGGATCCAATCCTAATTAGTCTAGTAAGACGAGCTATGCCTAACTTGGTTGCTTACGACATTTGTGGTGTTCAACCAATGACTGGGCCAACAGGACTTATCTTTGCTATGAAAGCAAGGTATAACGACTATCCGACTCAAGGACGTGAAGGTAAAACTGAAGCTTTAGGGCTTGACGAACCTCATACTCCTTATTCGGCTGCTGCTCAGACAACTTCAGCTGGTGCATTAACAGCTGCAATCAGTGACCCATTTGACACTAGTTCGCCTTCTTATGAAGACACAACTGGTTCAGGTATGTCTACTGCAACTGCAGAAGCATTAGGTGATGTCGAAGCTTCCAACGGATTCGCTCAAATGGCTTTCACAATTGAGAAAGCTACAGTAACTGCTAAATCAAGAGCACTTAAAGCGGAATATACTTTAGAATTGGCACAAGACCTTAAAGCAATTCACGGTCTAGACGCTGAATCTGAACTCGCTAACATACTATCATCTGAAATCCTTGCGGAAATCAACAGAGAAGTAGTAAGAAACGTTAACATACAAGCTAAAGTAGGTGCATCTGCAACTGCTTCTGCTGGTACTTTCAACTTAGATGTTGATGCTAACGGACGTTGGTCAGTTGAGAAATTCAAAGGTCTATTATTCCAAATAGAAAGAGAATCAAATGTAATCGCAAAAGAAACAAGACGTGGTAAAGGTAACTTTATCCTTTGTTCTTCTGACGTTGCATCTGCTTTATCAATGGCTGGTGTATTAGATTATACTCCTGCGCTTAACACTGACATTAACGTTGACGATACTGGTAATACTTTTGCTGGTGTTCTAAACGGTAGAGTTAAAGTTTATATCGACCCATATGCTGGTGTTGATTACTTGACTGTCGGTTACAGAGGGTCTAACCCTTATGACGCTGGACTTTTCTATTGCCCATACGTTCCATTACAAATGGTTCGTGCCGTTGGTGAGAATACTTTCCAACCAAAAATTGGTTTCAAAACTAGATACGGAATGGTATCTAACCCATTCGTAGGTTCTACACCTGCTAATGGTCTAGCTTCTGCTGGTACAAACCAATACTACAGAAAGTTCGCAGTATCTAACATTCTATAAAGAATAGTTACTCAACCGAAATTAAAAACCCCAGTTCGCTGGGGTTTTTTTTGTTCTAAATAAAAGTGATACAAATCATTCGTGCAGGACGGTAGTATCTAAAACCCCACTTCGGTGGGGTTTTTCTTTTTTGTGTCTCAATTGTGACAGTTGTGTGACACTTTCGTGTCTATATACTATATGGCGTATATAAAACAAATAAACAAAAGATTTCATAAATTTATGAAGTGCGGTAGACTACCCAAGGTTATCAAACTAGCAGGACTCAGTGAGTTAAAGTTAGAATCAGAACAGTCTTAGAAATTACCTAAATAGGTATATGACTACGATTAACAAATCTATACTTCAAAAGAACAACTTTAGACTTCTCATCGATAAAGTTCCAACGGTGGAATACTTCGTGCGTACTGCAAATATTCCTGGCATATCATTCAGTGAGACTGCTGTACCAGCAGGTATAGGACTGGACGCATATTTTCCAGGCGATAAAGTTGAATTTGAAAAGTTATCTGTATCGTTTTTGGTAGACGAAGATTTACAGAACTTCAAAGAAGTATATGATTGGATGGATTCTATTGTACCTATACAAGACCCGTCTAAGTACAAAACACTTGTTGGTACAACTGCAACAGCAACAAACCAGTTTTCAAGTGCAGGTAATGACCTAAGTCAATATAGCATGATTACACTCGTACTAAATACAAATAAGAATATACCAAACAGATTCTTTAAATTTTATGACGCATTTCCAACGTCACTAAGTGGATTGGAACTTGCATCAGGAGAGAGTGGTGAAGCTGTAATATGTACAGTAGACTTTAGATTTACTTATTATGAGATAGGAACCACTAGTTAAAAACACATTTTCGTGATATAATTATAGTATGAACTTAGAAGAGCTACGCAAAGAGTGGGCTAAGGATTGTGAAGTTGACGATATCGAACTAGATAAATCGTCTCTAGAAGTCCCCAAACTACACGCAAAATATCAAGAATTCTTGACCGATAATATATTGGTTCTCAAGAACTTAGAATTCCAATACAATATCCTGCTTAAAAATAAGTGGTTATGGTATAACGGAAAGATGTCTGAGGAACAAATAAAAGAACTTGGTTGGGAAGACGACCCCTTTGACGGTCTCAAAGTCATGAAGAATGATATGCAGATATGGTATAACGCTGACCAAGACTTACAAAGAATGAATGGTAAAGTGGAGTATCAAAAAATCGTTATCAACTTCTTGAAAGAGTGTATGCAAAATATCACTTGGAGACACCAAACGATTAAGAATACAATCGACTGGCGAAAGTTTATGGCGGGACAATGATACTCAATAATTATATGTTTACAGCACCTGAATTCTTTACTAGAGAAGAAGTTGCACAAATACATCAACATGCCAAAGGAATTCCATTAGATTTAGGACGTACAGGAAACGGACAAATGAATGACCCTGATAGGGCACCTGACTCAGTAGACATGTCCGTGGCAGCTGAAATAAGACAATCAAAGGTAAAATGGTTTCTTGGTCAAGACCCAAGGTATAGAATGCCTGACAATATCATGGAAAAGATTAATGAGATTGTTGCCCAAGGAATGGACGAGTGTGGTTGGAACTTCAATTTATCTTGGATAGAAAACTTTCAATACACAATCTACGACTACGAACCTGATTTACCTACAGGTGATTTCTATACATGGCATACAGACCATGGTGGTGAGTCAATCATGAGTATGGAAGGAATGCCAGAACACAGAAAGATTAGTATGACTATACAATTATCTGACCCTTTAGATTATGAAGGTGGTAAGTTTCAATGGTTAGAACCAAATCCACAGTTTGATAAAATTAAGTTTGGTGATAAAAAACTTGATATCGATAAAGCAGTAAGAACTTTACCATTCAGTGCACAAGCAATCGGTTCAATATGTTTATTTCCAAGTTGGTTATATCACCAAGTCACACCAGTAACGAGAGGAACTAGAGTATCAATAGTAGGTTGGTACAACGGCCCAGCATGGACTTAAAAATTTCTAAAGTCAATGAAGTCTTTATGAAGATTTCGTGTGACGACTCAATCGCTAAAGACTTGCACGATTACTTTTCATTTAAAGTACCTAACGCAAAATTTATGCCTTCCTATAAAAATAGACGTTGGGACGGTAAAGTATATCTGTTCAGTATCAAGACACACAAAATCTATATTGGATTACTTCCATACATTGCTGAGTTCTGTGAAGAAAGACAATACAAGTATTCGGTAGAAGAAGACGTTATTACTAAGAATGAAATTACCGAAGACGAATACAATAAGTTTATAGACCAATTAAACCTACCGTTTGAACCTAGAGATTATCAAAAGGAAGCATTTCTAAAGAGTATCGAATACGGAAGAAAGTTACTAGTATCACCGACTGCGAGTGGTAAGTCATTAATCATTTATTTACTTGCACGTTATTATAATAAAAAAACAATTGTCATTGTACCTACTACTTCTTTGGTAGAACAAATGACAAAAGATTTTCAGGAGTATGGATATGATAAAGAAATTTGCAAAATATACAGCGGGCAACCTGTATTCGATTCAGACATTACGATTACAACTTGGCAGTCTTTATCTAAAGCACCTACTGACGTTCTTGCGAAGTTTGAAGTTGTTGTCGGAGACGAAGCCCACCTCTTCAAAGCAAACGTCCTCAAAGGAATCCTCGAAAAAATGAGAAGTACCGCAGTACGTTTTGGTACTACAGGTACGTTAGACGGTACAGAAGTCCACAGGCTACAGTTAGAAGGACTCTTTGGGCCAGCGACTAAGGTTATATCAACTTTCGACCTTATTGAGGAAGGTACAATTGCAAGTATAGACATTGACGTTATCATATTGGAACATGAGAAAACTGCTAAGTTAAAGTATCAGGACGAAATGGATTACTTAGTAGGGAATCAAAAGAGAAATGATTTCATATGTAATCTTGTTTACTCACTAAAAGGGAACACACTTTGTTTGTTTCAGTATGTAGAAAAACATGGATTTGTTTTATACACATTAATGAAAGAAAGAATAGATAATCTTCATTATGTTTATGGTGGAACTGATACAAAAGATAGAGAAGAGATTAGAGGATTGGTAGAGAAACAAGATGACGCCTGTATTCTTGCGTCATATGGCACCTTCAGCACTGGTGTTAATATAAAGAAGATAGATAACATAATTTTTGCTTCGCCTTCTAAATCTAGAATACGTAACTTACAATCCATTGGACGTGGATTGAGAAAGGGTAATGGTAAAGAAAATCTAAGACTATTTGATATCGCAGACGATTTGTGGGGAGACAACTACACATTACGTCACTTAAAAGACCGTATAAATATTTACAACGAGGAACAATTTCCTTATAACATTAAACAATTTAAATTATGAACCAACTAAATATAGATATGGATAACGTAACATCTTTAGCACCAAACAAGTATGAGGTAATCAAACTCAAGACTGGTTTAGATATAGTCGGAATGGTAAGAGATTCACAGGAAGGTATACACATTACACTTCCTATGATATGTCAATTACAATTGACTCAAACTAATGATACCCTATCAACGTTTATTCCTTATGCACCTCTCAGTGCAGAACCGACTTTATTCATTCCCGACAATCACATTGTACATAGGAATAAACTTAACGAGCAATTCGTTAAATACTATGACAATGCATCTGCTAGGTGGTTAGAAATGGTTGAGAACGGAACCATACCAGTTAAGTCAGGAAAAGAATATCAAGACGATATAAAAGCATATGTGGATAGAGCAATGCAGAGTATCATGGACGCAACTGGAGGCCCAATCACACCCGAAGAACTCAGGAGATTGGAAATATTGGAAGATGAAGATTTTGATTTAGAAACAGAGTATGAACAACATCTGATTACTAAAGGCAAAAAGATTCTTCACTAATGGCAATTTGGTATTTAAATATGTTACAAGAAGACGAACAAGG